TGTATTACGTCATAGGAGACCGGGGGTTGGGGCGGCTTCATACCGCCGTTCCACGTCCCGCCGTTCGCCCGGACTTCGTTCGGCGGCTTGCCGCACCACGGGCACGGCTCCAGCGCGTCCGCTACGGCTGAGACAGGCGTGTGTTTAGGCATCGGAGGCCTCAGGGTTGGGGTTGAGCAAAAACGCCGTGCAGATCGGCTGGCCATCGGCGCCGTACTGCCACTCGCGCGGGTAGTCGGGATCGCTGACCTTCAGCGCCATGGTGTTGGCGATGATGTCGCAGCCGCCGTCGCCGGTGTCGGGGTCGAAGGCGTCCCGACTGCACCTCGCGCACCAGTCGCGCATGAACAGCTCGCCCTCGAACCCGTTGGACGGCTGGTAGGGCTCACCGGCGTGAGACATCAGGCGCTCGGCGTCGGCGTCCGTGAACAGTTTTGGTTGCTCAGGCATCGGTGGGCTCGGGGTTGGGGCGGGGGAGTGTGAGCGGAGCCCAAAGGCCCATCAGATGTGCGAGACGCGGCGCCAGATAGGCGCGCACGTTGGCTTCGTCGGCTCGGCAGACCTCCACCGTGGCGTACCGATAGACGCCCTTGCGCTGGCCGAGGAAGAACACCTCCAACCGGCCGTTTCGGTAGTTGTTGTCGCCGGTGTAGGGGCCTGCGCCCCAGTCTTCGCCCTCTCGCCAGTCCCAGCGGAACACGAGGTTCATGTCGAGGTCGGCGTCACCCTCGGCCTCGATGAAGCTGGCGAATGATTTGAAGTGGCCCCCGCAATCGTTGGAATAGTAGTTGCCGAGATTGCAGTAATAGGCGTGGTAGACCTCCCAAAGATGTTGCTCACCCATTCCCCGCACCCCCATCCGATGGGTTCAATGCGGCCAGAGCGGAAAGCAGGTCGCTTTCAGTGCGCCGGTAATCACCTAGCGCGTCAGCAAGCGCCTTGATGCGGTCGTAGGAGTTCGTCGGCGCCGGCGACGGCGACATGAGGTTCAGCCGGTGCTGTGTCGCAGCGTGAAACTCTCTCGCCGCTTCAGCCACAGTCCGTAGGGCGTTGAGATGGTCGTCCTTCATGGGGGAAGTGTTCAAGTATTCCTCCCGGAGTTTGCCTTAGTGGACGCGCCAGATCGCGCGCCATCATCTAGTTCGCGGCTAACGACTTCACCGTTCATCTTGCGGCGCAGCTTCGCGTTCCAGCCACGACGCTTCTTTCCCAAGCCGTGATGCTTGTTGAACATCCGGTTCGTGTGAGCCTGTTCGTCGCGGTCGCGGGCGGTTTTCTCGTTGTGAGCCTTGCCGCGCAGGATCGGCGCGAGGTTCCGCTCTCTGTTCTCGCCGCCGTTCGCCAGGGCCTTGACGTGATCGACGTCCCAGGGCTCGCCGGCCATGATCTTGCGCTTCGACCAGTGGCACTTACCGTCGAAGCGGATGAACACCCGGCGCTTCACGCGGTCGGGGACCGGAGTGTCAGGCGTGGCCCCGATCCATTCGGGAACCGAGCGGCCGGTCTCGTCGAAGAACTCGGTGGCGGGGGCGATGCGGGCCATCAGGCGTGCGCCTCCAGCCAAGCGTCGCACTCAGCGAACGTGCCCGAGAAGACGACCGCGAAGCCCTTCCCGCCCTCGTTGTTCGGGTCGGGGTTCGGCTGACGCACGTCGACCACGTTGCAGGACAGAGGCGCGCGCCATTCCGAGGGGCTGGTAGGCGCCTCAATCCAGAACGGACCTAGGTCGAGTTCTTGGGTGCTCATGAAACGCCCGCGCTCGTCGCGTTGTCGGTCCATCATGCGGCCTTCCCCAACTGGTCAGGCTCGACGCCCAAGATGCCAGCAACCCAGTCCATCAGATCCTGCTTCGCCTGCTGGAACTCCGTCTTGTCCATCGCGCCGCGGGCCTGTGATTTGGCGCGGAACACGCGCACCACGCCCGCGCTCACCGTGATGACGGCGTGCTCGTCGACCTCGCGACGAAGGTTCGCGGCCCAGCGGGCGGCTTCGGCTTGCGAGGCGCAGACGTAGTCCTGGGTCGTGCAATGGCCGGTGGCGATCAAGCCGCGTTTGCGCAGGTGCTCGACGGTGACGTAGGTCTCGCGCAGGCTCTCGGGCATCGTGTGAAAGGCGTCGCGCAACCAAGCGAATTGCTGTCGGTGCGAAACTTCCGATCGGTCCTCCTGGGCGATGACGCTGATGATCTCGCCCTCGCCGAAGTGCTCGGCCGCGACCGGGCCAAATCGCCCGACAGGCTTGAAAACGCCGTTGGCGAACATGCAGGGGATGGGCGGCGCGCTCATGCCGCCTCCCTGCGCCCGTACAGCGCCTGCAGGCGTTCGACTTTGGCCGACGCTTCCGCCAGGAAGGCCTCCACGTCGCGCTCCAGGTCGGCGATCATGGCGTCGTCGCGGGGGATGCGTTGGATGAACAACTGCATCGCGCCGTCAAACCGGGGATCGAATGAAACCCAATCGCACCACGCGCGGCCGGTGCAGGCCATCTGCCACTGAACCTGCGTGATGTATTTGCTGGCGACGGGAGCGCCCAGGAGCGTGTCCAGGTGCGTCGCGCTCTGGGGACACTTTATCTCGATGAGCCCGTCTTGACCCACTAGTCCGTCAGGGCTCGCGTGCGTGCGTGGGATCCTTGGGTGCTTGACCAGCCCGACTTCCGCGACATCCACGTCCGCATGGAAACTGTAGGCGTCGCGAGCCTGGGGCTCGGTCTCGGTCCCCCAGCGCATAGCGTCGTTCATGAAGCCCTGAACCGGACGGTCGGTAAGCCGCTCCACGACAAGGGCCGCCATGGCGTTCGCGCGACCCGCGCCCCAGCCCGTCTTGGTCTTGGCTAGGGCCTCGTGGACTTGTGAGGCGCCCAGGCTGCCGCACCGCGCGGCGAGCCATTCGGCGCTGCCTTGGACGAGTTCTAGGTTGTCCATTACGCCCTCCGCTTGGCTTCAAGCATCGCCAGGGCGCGCCGGTAATCCTTCGCGCGGATGCTCGACAGGCCATCGACCTTGAAGAAATTGAGGAAGCGGTTCCGGTCGGCCCTCACTTCCTCCATCAGCGCGTTGAGGTCATCGACCTGTTCTTGGTTGATCGTCTCGCCGCCCGCGCCGTTGCCGTCATCGTCGCCCTCGCCGGTGGCGATATTGAAGATCAGCTTGAGCAAGTACCTCTGCCCGTAGCTGAAGGCCGAGCCGGTGGCGTGCGTCTTGGTCATGACCGCGCCGCCCTTGGCGCCAGCACCGTCCGCCGGCATGTCGACCTCGGGCCGTTCGCTGTAGCCGTCCCGATGGGCGACCTTGCAGGCGACGCGGACGTAGCCCTCTGGCGCGCCCTTGCCTGGATAGAAGCTCAGCGAAAATCCATGCTTCGTGTAGATCGGGCGGATCGCTCGATCGAGGGCCGCATACGTGGTATATCGGCTCTTCGTGTGGGTGTTCTCGGCGTCATGTGAGACCGGTCCCATTTCGGCTTGGGCGAGGCTCATAGCCGCGTTGTAAGCCGTCTCTGCGGTTCTGGACTGGACCTGGGCGTGCATCTCTTGGATGCGCTGCAGACGGTCCAGGTCGATCTGCGGATTGAGCGCTGCGCGCTCGTATAGATGCACGAGCGCGGTCGCCTCGCTGACCTGTTCGCGCGCGGACGGCATGATCTCGACGCGCGTCGCCGGTAGGTTGTCGGCTTCGTGATCGTCGGCGTGCTGGGCGTTCATGGGTTGCTCCGATGTGAGGGGTTCAGGCGTAGCCGCGGAGCCAAGCCGTCACGGCCACCGCCGTGAAGATCAGCCACCAGCACGCGAGCATCGCGGCGAACACAGTGAGAGGCGCCCAGCGGTCGTGCTCGGGCATGGTGGAGGTGTCGGTCGGCGCGTTGGCGATCAGCCTCCACTTCGGCTTGGCCAGGGTGTTGCGGTAGGCTACGCGGGGAGCGAGCTTCCGGGTGAAGGTCTCGACGTGGACGAATTCAACCGGCTCAAGGATTTGGCTTCTGGTCAGCATGGGATTACTCTGAGCACGCATAGGGCTTCGGGCAGGACGTCTTGCCGGCGCACTGCACAGGGCTGAAGCAGAAGGGCGGGCATTTGCCGGTGACCGGGTGGTCGAACTGCCAGATCACTGGCTTGGCCGGGTAGGGCAGCGGCTTGATGGTGAAGTCCTTGTAGGGACCTCCGCCGACCGTCTTTCCGGTCAACTTCTCGGCGATCGACTTGGCGTCGTAGTTGGTCTCTCCCTGGCAATAGCCAGTCGAGCCGTCCGTGAACGTGATCCAGTAGCCGTGCATCAGACGTCATCTCCCTGAAGGTGTTCGGCCCGGGCCGGCAGGCAGGTGCCGATGTCTTGGTGGGCCAGCATCAGGCGGCCTCCGGTTCATCAAGAAAGCAGCCGCAGCCGCCAACATCGAACATGTTGATTTCTCGTCCCGCCTCAGCACGCAGACGGAACTCGGTGAGCGACATCGGCACGCGCTTGCGGCTGCCGTCCGCCTGCTTGACCTCGGGGGCCAACACGGTCTGCCGGCGCTTGCCAGGGCGCGCCGTGTTGAACGCCGCCTCCTGGCGCTCGTGATGGCTGTAGACGTCCGGCAGGGTGCGCAGCAGGTGCGCGAAGTGCCCCTCGCCCGCCTTGACGCAGAACCCACCACAGTTGTTGTGAGCGAAGCCCAGGTCGTACAGCCGAGGCGTGGTCAGGCCTTCGAGCTTGGCCCAGGCCTTGATGTCAGCCGGCGATATCCAAGGGCTCCAGCACATCGGCGCATCGACGTATGGCCAGCCCAGTTCTTTGTAGATATTACGAACGCCGCGCGGCTTTCCAGTCGTCCGGTCCGTTCGATGGAGGCGGTGTTCTTCCTCCCAGTGGATACCGAAGATCAGGATCGTGTCCGCCGGGTCGCAATTGTCGGCGAGCCAGCGCTGGCCCAGCTCGCGCTTCAGGATCCTCGAACACGGGTCCTTACGTGTGTTGCCGATCAGCTTCTCATCGCGGAAGACTTCCCAAGGAGTGCGACCCTCAGTGATCGTTACCAGTTGCGCGCCAACGTTTGCGGCGGCCTCATCGCGGAAACGATAGAGATCGGCATCTTCGATTAGCGTATCCGTGAACAGCAGCGTGGTGTTCTCGGCGCCCCAGCGCTTCACTGCGCGCTTGGCGGCGGCCCAGGACATTAGCCCGCCTGAGAAGAACACGACGCATTGCGACGGCTCAGTCACTACTCGTCTCCCTGAAGGTGTTCGGCCTCGCGCTCGTCGATGGAGCGCTGAACCTCTGCGGCTGTGTCGGTCAGGTTCTGGTATTCGGCTGGCGATAGCGTGCGGACAAAGCGCAGCTCGTATGCTCCAGCGCCGACTTCAGCGGTCTTCGGCGCGAGGAACGTCCACTCGATCATTCCATCGGGGCCGTGTTCGGGCTCGAAGTCCGCCGTTGCTGAGATCAAGGCGAGGGGCATCACGCATCCCTCCGCGCCGTAGCGAGGCAGGCGGCGAGCGCAGCGTTGGAGTCACGGGCTCCAGCCTGGGCGATCCGGCAGGCCACGCGGGCGGCGAGCTTCCTCGCGAAGGTCTCAACGTGGACGGGCTCGACGGGGGCGAGGATGTCTTCGCGGGTCAGCATGGCGGCTCCGATTGGCCGACCAGGGCGCGCAGGTGCTCCAGCACCGCGGCCAACCGAGCCGGCGTGAGGGTGAGGTGAGGGAATGCCAAGTAGTCGCGGCTCACGGCGTCACCGCCCGTTCCTGCGCCCGCTGGCGACGGGCCCGGCGGCGATGGGTCTTCAGAGAGCCGGGGCCGGGAGGGTTCTGAGCGGGGACGGTGGGAACGATATC